TACCCGGCGGATGTTGTCATCGTCGCCTAGGTTCAAATCACCAATTGCTGCGGCTGCACTGTCCATGTCATCGATGGGTGCGTTGCCGGCTTCTACGTCGAGATGGGCCATTAACTGCTCCTATGCCGCAATTGGTATATTATGCGGTGATGTGCTTGACGGCCCACATGACCGCTTCTTCAATCTTGGTCTTGGCGATGGAAAGCTCGCGGCTGCTGCCGATGCCGTCCACCATTTCCCAGATTGCAAGCCCGTCGTCCTTGATCTTCTGCATCTGAGCCTTTTCGGCATCAGTCAGAACTCGGTATCCGTGGCGCATCACGTTATTAACGGTGCGCTCGTCGGACTTACTATCAACGTGAGCCATGCTGAACTCCCATACGCGCAATTACCGGATATTGGCAATCTTCTGCGTATGGCGGGTATCATTACCATAAATTTTGCCAGTTTCAATAACAGTCTGGAATTTACGCTCAATCTCGCGTGCGATCTTGTCCGCCATCGCGAGCGCCTTCAGACTATCCGTGTCACCGGGCTTCACATCACCCACTTTCTCGAAATAGTCGCGGCGCAATGCGGTGAACATATCGCGCAGGCCGTCTTCTTCCAGATAGAATGCTTCATACCGCTGCCCCCGCGCAACCTTGTCCGTGCCATTGGCGATGCGCTGCTCCGCCACCAGCGCGATGTTGAAGCGGTGGGCGAGGTAGGTGACGAGCCATGCGGCTATGCGACGGATCATTCTGACTCGTCTTTCTGCATCAATTCCAACAACTTGTCCGCCGCTTCAACGGCAGTTGTGAAAGCCCAGCAGGATTGCATGCTTCCCATAGGGGCGCGACAATCATAAACGATGAAGCCCGAAATGCAGGCCACGATACGATACTCATTCATGCGTCCAATGCTCCACCTTCGCGGTTCTGCCCGATATTATCGCCCTGCGCTTGGTTACGGTCCGCAGCATACCGCTTGACCTCCGCCTCCCGGTCAATGCGGTAGATGGCGATGTCAGCCTCCGCAGACGCCTTATCGCGTGCCAGCGTAGCCTCCAGAGCCGCCTTCTCCCGCTGCTGCTCCATCTCAAGCGCATGACGTTCCCGCTGCGCCTGGATGTCAGCAGCGTCCTTCTGCTGCTGCAACGTCAGCGTGGCCTCCGCCTTCTCACGGTCAAGCTGCATCTGGGCCTGCACCTTCTGCTGCTCGAACTCCATCTTGGCCTGTTCGCGTTGCTGCTCAGCCTGCGCCGCCATAACCTCTGGGTCGAGCTGCTCTTGCTCCTGCACGGGTTGGCCGGTGTTAGGATCAATCTCCGGCGGCGCGTCGGGATCTTTCCAGAAATCATCACCCTGGCCGATACCAAGGTCGCGGACCAAGCCGTCAACAGCGTGGAACAGATGCTTAGGCGTAACCTGCTTATTCTGGAAGCCGTCAGCCAAGATGGGTGCAAGCATCATGCGCGCTTGAATGCGCTTGTCCTTGCTGCCGGTGCCCAGACCAACTCGCAGGTTCATGTTGACTTCTTCCGGCCACGTAGCCGGATCAACCATCATATATTTGCCATCGACCTTGATCTTAAACGGGTCGCATTCCGCGCGCATCATTCGGTACTTCTTGGCGAACAACCGCGAAAGGGCCTCGCCAAGGTTGCGGGCAATAAACTCTTCCTGCTGCTGCCCCTGCGCCTGCATCATGGCTGTGCCGGTCGCCGTCTTGTTGAGCGCGTCAGCGTCTAGGCCTTGGTTCAGGCGGGTGATGCCGGTGCGGCTCTCGCGTTCGCCAGTAAACCACTCAGCAACGGTCAGCGACTTGCCGACATCGAAGCCCGTAACGAACGGCTGTACCGCGGTAGGGTCATCGACACGGATAGGAGCGCCGGGAATCGGCGACAACAAGTCGTCAATGGTATTTTCGTTCGAGCCACGCGAGCTGACGATGGGTCGTGGCATGTTTCCAAAGTTGAGACCGTCGAGCAACTGACGGACCACCGTCGAACGGCCCAACTGAATGTCCAGCACCTTGTCAGCTAGTGACCAGCCGTCAATGCGGTGGGCGCGCGGGAACGGGCAAAAGATAGAGAACGGCTGGTCGTCCACCGTCTCAATTGCTGGTTCGCCATCAGCCCAACGCAAAATCTGATCATCGACGCGAAAGATCTTGACCCGCTCGGCAATGCCATCGCCATCGATATCGATGCGGGCGTATTCCTCCCACAGCCAGACCTTTTGCAGGGCAGACGTGCTTTCCGGATCGTTGTCGTAACGATCGTCGGCGCGACCGTCCGGCACCTTGTCATAGGTCGGCAGCGCGTAAACCTGCTCACGATCGAAACCCATATCGACCAGATCGGATCGCGTCTTGACCGGGCAATGCGCGAGATAGTCGGAGGTGTCTTCATGACGGGCACACGGCGAATAGCGAAATTCAGCCAGCGGCACAGACTCGTCAGTCGAACGCTTGCGCTTGATAACCCGCTTCAGCGTAACCGATAGCGAGCCATCCTCATTTTCGGTGGCATCTTCAATCTCAGCGTCAATCTGTTCAAGCTCGACAGGATCGACAACCTGCACGGTCTCGCGCTTCACACGCTCTTCAGTCGTAACCATGGTCTTAGCCACGCCGAGCTTTTCCAGCAGGCCGCAGTTTGTCCAGTCCAGCAGCATGCGGTAGCCATCCTGATCCCGCATGAAACTGAAGTTGACCGCAGCCGCTGCGATCTGCACCGCCTCTTCTTCGCTTTCATCGGTCGCCTCGAACTCAACCACCTTATCGCCGCTGACGAACGGGCGCAGAACCGACGTGGCCATGTAATCGACAGTTTCCTGCACGTCCGGCATGATGATCTGGCTACGACCATCAACCTCGTTGCCGAACGGCTTGGCTTCATAGAAGCGGATGGCAAGATCCACCAAGCCCGACACACGATCGTATTCCGAATTGGCTGCATCAGCTTCCCGTTGAAGCGCCGATACCAGCTCATCCATGTCGATGCCGGGTGCAGGCTCCGCGGGCATGTCCCAGCCGTTGAGAGTGGCGTCCTCTTGAGAGAAGGGGGGCATTAGCGGCCTGCCTTAAAATTGGAGATAATGCGTTCAGCCACACGCGCTTCCAGCACTGGATCGCTCTTTCCGTCAATCCAAGAATACATTCTCAAGGTCCTCTTGGCCCTCCAACTCCATAGAAATGAGAGCCCCCAATCCTTTAACAGATTGGCGGTAAGAATCGCTTTGTCCGGTTCGCCTTCAGGCCACAAAACCCGCAATGCCATCAAACAACTCCCCGGCGCAACTTGCTTAGGTCCAAAGCCCCGCTACCGGACTTCTCAGTCCGGATAGCCGCACTCTCGAAGCTCTTATACCCGTGGGAGAACTCATCGTGCAATGCGTAAGATTTGAACTGGCCCAGCTTGTCATCCCAAGCCTTTCGGTAATTATCCAGGCAAGCGATCAATCGCGCGCATCGTGTCTCGTCAATCCACACTTTAGCCAAGAACGACCGGCTAGCGTCAATACCGGCTTGCTCGGTGTCAATGCGCTTCAGCACCTCGATAGGCTTGATCCCAGCTCGCTCCGCATGCATCCGCCGCGTGTCAGCCACCTCGGTCAACGACCGCTGGTCAGCGTCGTGGGGCATGTAGTGCCGGCTGTAGTTGTACCCCTTACGGTTCAATACGGCAGCGTAATGGTTGAAGCCCTCGCCGCTGTTCTCGTAATAGTCGATCGCGCGCCGCTCGAACCCATGGTCCTGCCAGAACGTGATCGTCATGCTGTCGTTGAGACCCAGATCCCACGTCGTGTAGACCGGAGCCTCCATGATCGGGATGCGGCAGATGCGGCCCTCTTTGCGCATCTTGCGCATCTCAGTGCCGAAGTACGCCCCCTCTACGCTGGCCTCAAAGGCTTCCTGAGGCGTCGAGGGATACTCGCGCTTCATGTCATCGCCCTGTTGCTCGGCCTTCTTGATGTACCAAGCGACCTGCTCCTGGCGTAGCTGAATGCCGTGCTTGTGAGCCAGATCCTCGAAATACGCCTGCCACTCCGACGTAACCGTCACGTCCTCGTGCAGTTCGTATTCGGCGCTGGTCCACCACGGCGCGAAATGAAACTTGAAGTCGAGCGCGGTCAAAGCGGTACCAGCGTCGGCCTTCTGCTGCGCCTTCTGCGTCAGGTCATAGAAATGCCCAGCCTGCCCCTCTGCCGTGCTTTCCACAACGATCCTCTGGCCTGCCTGCACCGTGTTAAACGCACCAGAACGCACCTCACGGGCCTTCTCGGGGTATTTGGCGCACAGCTTGCCATATTCGCTCACATGCAGCCTCTGAAGGGTCCCTGAGCGCAATGACGTGCCAACGCGGATGCTGGACCCGTTGCTGAACTTCATGCTGTCCGCGGCGTCCTGTTCCGCCGACACCACGGCGCGGAATTCAACCGGCAGCTTGTCGTAAGCGAACTTGATTTTGTCCGCGAAGAACGCCTTGGCGTCGTTAAGGTTGTGCGCAATCACGCCGGCCGCAGTGTTTGGAATGAACAAACAATCGTCCAGCATGTCTATCTGGATGACTGTCGTAAATCCTTTCTGTCGGGCCTTAAGCACCACGTCCATACCGTGCCGCTCATCAATAAACTTCGCCTGATCTTCGTTCATGCGGAATGGCACAGTTGCGCCGTTCTTGTCTTTGATGCTGTAAAAGCCATCAGCCAAGCGGTCTCGCTTAGTTGGCCAACGCTTGGCTGCAAGGTTTAGGACTTGTGTCCCAGCCATGAGGCGGCCTCTTCGCTCATAGTGATGGTCTGCTTTACTTCAGACTTGTCGCGCCACTCGTCTGGATCTGCGTTCTTGAGTGCAAACATGCGAGCCGTAACAGCCGGTCCACTCTCGGCTCCAAGCATGCCTTCTTCAAGCGCCGCAGTCCTGGCAGCCTTCCCTACGCGTACACTTTCCGAAAATTCCGGGTGCTGATCCATCCATTCATTGACGGTAGACCGTGCGACAAGGATGCGACCTGCAAAAGCCGTCAGGGACAGCCCCAGCTTCATCGTCTCAATCACTTCCTCACAATAGGAAGGATCATACTTGGTTGGGCGTCCTGCTGGCATTACCGGAATATACCACGAATGATGGCCCGCGCAAGATCGCGCCCAAGGCCCCAGCCTAAGCCGCGTTGGAAGTGGTGCCAGATGGTCATTTGCGCCGCTCCGCTTCAAACTGAGCGCGCATCTCAGACATGGCCAGCTCGTGCGAAAAGAAACCAATTCCCGCAGCCTGTGCCAGTTTTTGCTGGAGTCTGATACGCCTCAATCGCAATTCCCGTCGTCTTTCGTTGGTCATTTACCATCATCCCACATATGCACCCGCACGGCCTCGATTGCGGCGGTAGCGTGAACGATAAATTGTCTCCACCAATCCTCGGGACAATTCTCGGCAATAGAAATCGCCCGAGCCACCCGCTCCACCAAAGCCTCGTCATCCAGGATCATGCTACTCTCCCTTTCGGTGGGTGGGGGTGGACAGGCGGCGCGCATGGCGCTGATAACTAGCGGATATACCAAGCCACCAGATCGCTTTGCCTGTGCTGGGCGAAGATGCGGCACTGCGAGCAGCAACCTGAGACTCCCGCAAGGCCTCCGCAATTTGCATGTCGTTCATCACCGCCCCGCCTCCTTTTCGAGGGCGCGAATGGCTTCCTCTGCCTGCTCGATGCAGTCCCGAACTGCCTCCGCAAGTGTAGCAGGCTGTGCAAGGTCCGCGTGAAAGCCATCATCAAATGCGTTGAGCATCGGCTGTCCTACATAGGCAACATCAGGCCCGATCGATGCATGGCACGACACGCTGCAAACGCCTCCTGACCACCACCAACCTTTTGGTAATTTTGCCACCGCGCTGGTAAGATCATCAGCTAGGCAAAACCGCAGATCCTCAAAAGCAGGCGGCTTCATGCCGTCTCTCCCGCTTGAAGAACCTCGCCGTCGGGCATGCGAACCGTGACAGTACCGATACCCTTGTCGTCATCGATCCAGGTTGGCGCACCAGCGTTTTCAAGGTCGAAGTTCATCACGCCAGCGAATGCCTCGTTGAACTGCGCAGCCACCGCCTGAACGCGGCGAACCTCAGCGAGAATGCCGGGCAGCTCAGACAGGAACCTTGCCTCTGCCTCTACCGGGATCCGCGCCATGTCTTGCAGGGTGCTGATGGAATACGTCGGTGCTTCACTCATGCCCCATTCTCCAATTCGAAACGGTCTGCGGCGAGGGCGGATTCCGCGATAATATGAGCCGTGGCGCCATAGTATCCCGTCGCAATCTCCCGCAGCGCCGCCTCGTACGCCGCCAGCCGTTGGAGTTTGGCAGCCTTGCGCTTGCGGTAGGCGCGGGCGTGGTCTGCTTGGGTTTTCATGCTTTTACCTCATTTGCCGCTGCAATTGCGGCTTCCTCTTCTTCAAGGGTTTGCGATGGATTTTGCATACCCAAGAAATCCACATCGCCAGCGCGTATTGCCGTGGAATTTTCGGCAATCTTCGCCATCGCTCTAAGCCGCCGCGCCGTTCTGCGATTACGCGCCGCCTCGCCGACGCTCCACGGCTTACCTTCGCGATCTTTGTAGAATGCCGCTTCCTCATTTCGCTCGGCATAAAATTGGAGCCCGCTTGCGTACTGCGCGGGTGCCATATCGTACCACATGGTCACGCTGCCACCGGCAGCGCTTCGGTAAGAGCAGAAAGGCCACGAAAAGCCTTAACCGCTGCTTCAACCTGATCCAGTGTATCGAAGTGGCGCACTTGGCCGAAGGTGGCCATTGCAAGCCGGCGGCTCGACAGTTCGTAGCGGCCCATCGTGTTGGTGCGAAGGTAGTAGGAAACACCACGAGCGATCACTTCGTAGGCAGGGCCGGTGTTGGTGGTGGTTGCAGTAATCATCGCGCGTCTCCTTGTTGACACCAATATGACGCCATATCGCCATCCCGTCAACACCCACCACCAACTTTTTTCTCACCCCACAACCACGGCAGGGGGAGGGGTTAGCGCTACGCCATCTGCTTCCCCAATCCCCATCTGGAAAACATGCCAGCCTCCCCAATTTCATCCCCAAACATACGCCCCCCCCCTTTAGGGGGGCGTGTTTTGGGGAATTGGGGATTGGCAGTTTTCCGCCATTCTTGAATCCAATTTCCCAAAACATTCCCCAATTATTTTACCCAATTGGGGAAAGGCCAAAAGCCTTGTTTGCGACCTCGATATTGGCCCGCAAACCCTTTGCCGCGCGACCCTTCACGCTATCGTGAAAATCGTATTCTTCGATCATCTTGCCATCCATCAGCAGGCTGGTGATCTTGCGCGCCTCGTCATCCTCGACGCCCATCATGTCACCAATCAGATAGCCTATCCAGCGCTTCGACCCGCCGGCCGCGCTCTTGCTGAATGGCTGATCTGTGGCCACGCCATCCTGATCGACAAAGCCGTCTTCAAGCGCATTCAGCACCCGCATGATCTGCGATGGCTCATATGCACCAAGGCCATTGGGCACCCATGGCTTGAGCGCTCCAACCTCATCACCGCCCTCGCTATCGTCAGCCGCCCCATTCTGGAGAACGACAGAAATTTTCTCAAACCACGACCGCCCGCCAATCAACGAATTGTTGGATTTGGCATCGTCGTATCGAACGTAGCGAAAGCGATCATCTTCCTTCACCGATAGCGCGGACGCCTCACCCTTCGACATCACGAACAGCGTTGCCGCCAGACGTGCGGAATTTACGATGGCGCCGCCACCGCGAATCACGTCCGCGCTACCCGCCTTGTCCTCGGACCCCTTGGTGGTGTGATGTACCAGATAGACCGCGGCGCCTGTCGGGCGAGCGATCTTATCGCGCCATATCTTCATCGCCCACTTGGTGTCGCCGTTGCTATTCTCGTCGCCATCGAACGTCTCCGCAAATGGGTCCACGATCACCACGTCAATGCCGTAATGCTTGATGACATCCACCAACTGGTCCACCAACGGCGTCGCGATCAGGGACTTTTTCACCGGATCGCTGGTGGACATCAGGATATTTTCTGGCGCATCGGCAAGCATGATCTGCCCTCGCTCGGCACCAAATCCCATCACAGTCTGCGCCGCCACCATACGCCGCCGCTGCTCGGCTATGTCATCCTCTGCATTGATGATAAGCACCTTGCACTTCTTCTTCGGGCGCCACTTTGCCCATTCTTTGCCCGCAGCCAGCATAAGCCCTAGCTGAAGCGTAAACACCGACTTTCCGGTGCCACCAGGCGCTGCAAGAATGTGCGTGGATCCCGCCAACAACGCGCCAGGTATTATCCACGGGCGCAACGGGATGTCCGCTTCCTTAAAGTCCATGGCATCGACAAACGAGATAGCGCATGGCGGCGCTGCTGCTGGCGGCTCGGGACGGTTGGCGAAGTCGATCAGCCCTTGCCGGAACGTCGCAGCCACCGCCTCGACACCTTGCTCGATCATCTGCCCGTTGAAATCGTCATCCCCACTGGCAAGCTGCGGCGGCGCAATTACCGGCACCCCCAGCTCCGCACCAAGCTGCTCCATGGCGGACAAGCCCTTGCGATCCGCGGCGATGACCACGCCCACACCGGCGGCAATCATTTCCCGCGCGATATTCTCTACCTGCCCCGCACTGAAGGCGATGCACACCTTGTCAGGCACGGCCTCATAGATGGACGCGCCTGTTGCGAATCCCTCACAGATCGTAACGCGACCAAAACCGATGCCTATGTAGAAGCGCGCGCCGACTGTGGGGGCATCTTTCTGGAACCGCTTGGTACCATCCGGTGCGATCGACTGGACGTTGATGATGTCGCCATTGGCGTCCCACATCGGCACAAGAAGATTGTCACCCTCCATGCGCGACCCGCATGGCGCGACATGCTTGCGCTCCAGATAGCCTTGCGTGCCTTCAACGTCGCGCGCACGATCCCAACGGCGGTTGGCTTGCTCAATGGCGGCTTTGCGTAACTGCTGAGCAATAGCCTCCTGCGCTGCCAGCCATTCCTTACGCTTCTGCCGATCGGTATCGGACAGCTCGATAGACTGCCCGCCGGTCAACCGGCCTACAGCTTCGGCGATAGTGATATGCTCGATCTTGGATACAAAATCGATCACATCGCCATGCGCGCCGCAGCCGAAGCAATGCCAGTGCTCGTCCGATTCCTTGAACTTCAGGCTCGGGCTATTCTCGTTGTGGAACGGGCATAGACCCTCGTACCAGCCACTGTGCTTGCGCAGCTTGATCGTGCGGCCGATGACCTCATCAAGCGGATAATTCTGCTTGATGGCGTCGAAGTCGTGGCCCTTCATGCCCTGTTATCCTTGCTGAGATAATCCGCCAGAGCCTGCGCCACGCGCCGGGTCGGCATGTGCTGCGGGTCATCGCGAAGAGCGTAAATTGTGGTATGATGCACCCCCACCGCTTTAGCTACCATCCGTATCCTGCGATCCTGCAATGCGGATCGAATTTCTTCCAATGTCATCGAACCCTCCAAATTGTCTGTTGACACCCTACACAGCGTCGGCTTACACCGCAAGGGCAAGAAAGGAAGAAGCCAATATGTCCATCCTATCCCGCGCCTCCAAACCGGAGGCCGAACCCTTCGTCGGCACCATCGTCGGCGTACAAGGCACAGGCAAGACCAGCCTAGCATGTACATTTCCCGATGTGTTCATGATCCGCACGCAGGGCGAAAAACCGCCGCAGGATATCACCGAGAACCAGCAGCCTACGACGCTGGAAATTGAAACCGCAGCCGAGCTGTGGGACGCATTGAAGGCGCTGCTGCGTGAAGATCATGCCTTCAAGACGCTGGCATTCGACACGGCTACCGGCCTCGATATCCTGTTTACGCAGGACGTGCTGGCAGCGGACTCTAACGCCCGCGGCCTCAACCAGAGCCACGGCGGCTATGGTAACGGCGCAAGCATGGTATCAGCGATGCACATGCGCGTCCGCAAAGCCGCTGAGATGCTGCGCAAACAGAAGGGCATGAATATTATCTTTCTGGCGCATGCCGAGATCGTGGATGTGTCACCGCCTGACGGTGAACCATATTCGTCCTACTCACTGCGACTGCCTAAGAAATCGATGGCGCCCTACCTGGACTCCGTGGACTGCGTTGGCTTCCTGAAGCAGGAGCGTATCGTGCGCGGTGCCGTCGAAGCCAAGGGCGATCGTGGCGCAAAGCCGGGCCGTGCCATCAGCAGTGGTGATCGCGTGCTGGTGACGTACCTGACGCCGGCAATGGCGAGCAAGAACCGCTACGGCATCACCGAGGATCTTGAGGTTGTGAAGGGCGAAAACCCGCTGGCCGCTTATGTGGGGCAGGGAAAGCCCAAGAAGGTACGACCCAAGCCCGAGCCGGTGAACGAAGACAATACCCCTGACAGCATTGATGAAGAGGAGAATGCAGCGTGAGCTTTTGGGATTTGGACGACGGCACCAGCGCCGTCAGTGGCGACAAGGAATTCAGTGCGGGCGGCGTTGACTTTGATGTAATTCCCAAAGGCACGAGTGTCCTCGTGACGGTAGAAGATGCTCATTGGAAGCCTGGGTATCAGATCCAAGAAGAGTTTGTGAACCTGAAGGTGCGCGTGCTGAAGCCCGAGGCGTATGCAAATCGCGTCTTGTTCTTCAAGCTGTGGGTGGATGACCTTGACCCCGGCGTAAAGACCAACGGCGTGTTCGACAATGCCAAGGCCAAGACCAAGCGCGACAAGCATAAGAAGATGCTCATGGCGATCGATGCCAATGCCAAGGGTCGCTTGGCGAAGCTGACCTCGCGCATGGATAACGACCAGCTCGCCATGGCGCTTGTCGGCGGCCAGTTCGTCGCCACGCTCGGCGTGTGGGACAAGGACGACGGCGCAGGTGGCAAGACGCCTGGGGGGAATTGGGTGCAGGCGGTAAAGCCGAAGTCGGCGCCGGTGACGGAGATCGCGAGCAAGGCAAAACCAAAGGCGGCGGCTTTTGCGGATGATGGTTTCGATGATAACTCGGATGTGCCGTTCTAAACGGTATTAGTTGACATGTGCCGTTATACCGGAGATCATACCGGTATGACGCGCACATGCAAAATCTGCGGAGCCAGCAGTGAAACGGCGGAGTTTTACAAAGGCGTAAACTGCCGGTGTAAAGAATGTCATAAGAAAGAGGTTAGGGCGAACAGAGCCGAAAGAAGTGAACAATATCGCCAGTACGAAAAGATGCGATACAAGCGCGATCCGCAAAGGGCAGCAGCTAACAAGGCTTATAGCTTAACAGAAGCAGGAAAAGCCGCGCAATCCGCTTCTGTCAAAAAGCGTAATGCTCTTAACCCTGAAAAGCGAGCTGCTAACCTGATAGTAGGAAGCGCTGTAAAATCCGGTCGGATTATGAAGCCCGAGCAGTGTAACAGATGCGGTGACACGCCAAGACGACGAGATTTACACGCTCATCATCATGACTATGCATTCCCGTTAGACGTGGAGTGGATTTGCGTAAAATGCCACGGCGTAGAGCATCACGGCATTGCTCCGCCCCCAGCAACCAGCAACCGCGTGCGCGGTCGCTATGTTCACAGGATCAAATCTCATGATTGAACAACGTAGCGAGGCTTGGTTCGCCGCCCGCAAAGGACGCGTAACCGGCTCCATGGTCGGCGCGATCCTAGGGCTGTCCCCATACATGTCCCGCGACGACGCGATGCGCGCGATGGTGCGTGAGTACCACGACGCACCTCGGGAGTTCACCGGCAACGCCGCGACGGCCTGGGGTACGGCTATGGAGGCACACGCGGTGGCGGAGTTTGAGATGAAACAGGGCCTGGTTGTGAAGTCCATGCCATTCGTCCCTTGCGATGATTGGCTTGGCTCTTCACCCGATGGCGAGACAGAGGGCCGTGGCTTGGAAGTGAAATGCCCCTACGGCATCCGCAACGATCCCGATCCCGTATTCAAGACGCTTGACGACCAGCCGCATTACCGTGCGCAGACCATGATCGAGATGCACTGCTGCGGCTGGAGCGAATTGCACTTCTGGCAGTGGACGCCGCACGGCAACTCTCACGAACTGGTAAAGCGTGATGACGACTGGCTTAACCAGCATCTGCCGATCTTGCGCCAATTCCACGCCGAGTTCCTCGACGCCTGCAAGGACCCGGCGGAATATCTCGAACCCCTGCGCATCACCATCGACACCCCCGCCGCCGCCCTCATGGTAGCCGAATACGACCAGCTATCCGAAGCCATTTCGCTTGCGGAGGAACGAAAGAAAGATCTGCTGTCAGAGATGGTGGCGCTCGCGGGGGAGCGGAACTCCGTGTTCGGTGGCCGCAAGCTGACGCTGACCCGCAAGGCTGGTTCGGTGTCATACGCCAAGGCGGTAAAAGAGCTATGTCCTGACGCGGATCTGTCGAAGTGGGCGGGCAAGCCGTCGAGCTATTGGGGGCTTAAATGACCCTACGCCCCTACCAAGCCGCCGCCTGCAACGCCGCCCTAGAATACATGCGCACCACCACCAGCCCGTGCCTGATCGACGCAGCGCCCGCGGCGGGCAAGAGCCACATGATAGCGCATATCGCGGATCGGCTGCACGACATCAGCGGCGGAAAGCGCATCCTGTGCCTCGCACCCAATGCCAAACTGGTGCATCAGAACAAGGAAAAGATGGATCTGACCGGGCATAAGTCGTCCATCTTTTCGGCATCAGCGGGCGCCAAGTCCACGCGGCATAACATCGTCTTCGCCACCCCCGGCACCGTGAAGAACGCCATCAGCCGCTTTAGCGACGGCAGCTATTGCGCCGTCGTCGTGGATGAGTGCCACGGCATGACGCCGACAATACGCACCATCATCGACGCCATGCGCGCTGGCAACCCCAACCTGCGCGTTCTAGGCCTGACCGGCACGCCCTACGTCCTCGGTAAGGGATACATCTTCCGCCAGCACCCGAGCGGCAAGGTCAACGGTGGCGATCTGACGCGCGACCCGTATTTTACGCGATGCGTGTACCAAGTGTCCGCCCGCGAGATGCTGGATGCCGGCTACATCACCCCCATGGTCGTCGGCGCGATCAACACTGACGCCTATGACACCTCAGGCGTGGTGTTGATGCTTAACGGCCACCTAGACGCCTCTACGGTCGAACGCGCCTTCGTAGGCCACGGACGCCAAACCGCGCATGTGGTGGCCGATGTCGTCGCGCAGGCGCAATCTCGGCGGGGAGGTGTAATGCTCTTTGCCGCTACCGTGGCGCACGCGCACGAGATTATGGCCAGCCTGCCGCCGGGTAACTCCGTGCTGGTGACGGATGACATAGGCAAAGATGCAGAGAAGAAGGCGGTTGCTGATTACAAAGCGCATCGCATCCGTTATATCGTCTCGGTCGGCAAACTCACCACTGGCTTCGATGCTCCGTGGACCGAGATTATCGCCGTTCTGCGCTATACCGAATCCGCCACGTTGCTGACTCAGATCCTGGGGCGGGCATGGCGGCTGTTCGAGGGCAAGAAGGACGCGCTGTGGTTGGACTATGCCGGCAACGTCGAGCGTCACTTCCCTGATGGTGACATCTACAAACCTACCATCAAGGCCGGCAAAGCTTCCGAAGCCGGTGACGGTATTGAGGCGGAATGCCCATCCTGTGGCTATGCCAACAACTTCACCGCCACGCCCGACGGCCAAGCGTACAAACTCGACAAGCACGGCTACTGCCTCGACGTGTGGGGTGCGCGGGTGGAAACCGAATACGGTCCCATGCCAGGACACTTTGGCCGGCGCTGCAACGGATTGGTCAAGATCGGGCCGGAGTACGAACGCTGCGGCTATTACTGGACCTCCAAGGAGTGTGAAGCATGCGGAGAGAAGAACGACATCGCCGCACGCTTCTGCCGATCCTGCAAAGCCGAGATCATTAATCCGAACGATCGCCTGGTGCTGCAATTCGAAGCGCTGAAGAAAGATCCGTATGCTCCGCAAACTGATGTCGTGCTGTCCGTGTCGCGGAAAGACTCTGTATCGCAGAGAGGCAACCCCGTAGTGCGTGCAGATTGGGTCACGCCGTATCGGCGGTTTGCAACCTTCCATCAGCCCGAAGCGACTTTCGCGAAAGCCCAGAGGGATTGGCAGCGCTTTGACGATGCAACGCGCCACGGACAGCCGGAAACAATTAGCTACGTCAAGGAAATGAACGGGTTCTTTCGCGTGCTGGCGTTCAACGAGCCGGCCGACACCATACAGGAGATGGCAGCATGAAGTTTCCCCCATGGCTGCCTGTCTACGGCGATCAGTCGTTTCGCGGTAAATGCTTCCTTGAGCATATCGAGCAAACCTCGATCATCAACCGCATTCGCCGCGAGCATCCCGACACTTGGGGGCGGCTGGTTTTGCACCCTAGGAATGAGGGCCTCAAGCAGGGCGGGCAGTTCTCGACTGTAGTCAAGCACAAGGCTGAGGGCATGGCGGTGGGGGCGTCCGACGTGGTTATCCCCGCCTCACCTAGCTTTGTGTGCGAGATCAAGCGCGCGGACCACACGCAGTCGCATTGGCAGGAGGGGCAGCTGGAGTACCTTCAGGCGGCACAGGATGCCGGTGCGTTCGCCTGCGTCGCCTTGGGTGCTGTGGCGGCTTGGGAGGCATTTACGGTATGGAAGTCCGCACTGTAACGTGGTGGCTCAACCAGTACCTCACTGGCATCCTACCCGCGGACAAAATCCCCCCATCGGTCCTAAGTTGGTCACGCTTCTTCATCTTCGAAGGTGCGCGCGAAATCGTGCTGATGGACGACAAGTACGAAAGAATAGCGGCGCTGGCAAAAATACCCGCGCCGCTTCGTTTAACCGTAGAGAATGAGGTTAAGAGGCTGTGGCCTATGAGGCAGGATCTTTAGGAACCACCCGGAGCCTAAGCGATGTGTGTGTGGGGAAGGGGGCACCCCTTTCCTAAATTGACAAGAGCGCGTTAGCAGCTACAGCGCAATTTCTCACGAGGATCTTCTACCGGCGGCCGCACCTAAAAATGCGGCCGTTTCCGTGTCTGAAAAGAGGTTTTACTTGCGATAGCTATCTAACGCAGCACGGACACCTGTGCGAATTGCTTCATCTAAATACGCCAACTCAGCTCCGGCAATCTCGCGTTCTACGGCAAAAATGATGGCTTCTTCGAAAAATGGATCAGCAAGTAAATCACCAAGCTCGCGACGATCGTAATAATCTTCCCAATAGCCGCTGCCTATGTAACGCTCTTCGTAGGAACGAAGCCAGATTAGACGCCCGCCGCCTGTCGTCATACGAGTAGGGAGCAAAGCGAAAGCTCGGCGCCATGGATATAAATAGCTAGGCTTGGTCATGTTGGCATCCTTGATTTAATGCAATGGGTGCAAAGCGGCGAAAACATGTCTTCCGTCTGAGTATCATCGCGCTGCTTAGGCGGGGCACCTTCCCACCGACAATAAACCCCGGCCTGTGCGGCTTCCACTTGCAAGCGGTCAATCCGCTCACCGAAACTGGGGTCGGCCCTGCGCCAAATTGCAAGTTCGCCTTTGTCAGCGAAAGCGCCGCAACCGCATTCACCGGACATACCGAGTTCGATTGAAACAGGATTGCGTTTGATCTGATGGTCGCGCAGGTAATGGTATACTGATGATTTATCCGTCCAATACATGTGGTTGACCCACATCTGCGCCTTGTTGAAAGTGATTTCACCACCGCCGTAACCGCTTCGACGCTGGCTGTCGTCGTGCTGGATACCAGTCAACAACATTACCTTTTCACGCGACCCACGCTGTTTTGATCTGCGAACCAATTCCTCAATCGCGCGCTCTTTAAGCTGAATATACATGTAGCGGTGTGAGGCCGGTCCCGGAAAACCATGCTGCAGAACGATACGATCGTAATCCTGCCCGCAATCCTCCTTGGCGCGGATTTCGGTCAAATCCCAGCCATAGTAAGCGCACGTTTCGCGCACAAACTTGCGGGTAGCATCAAGGCCCACACCAGTGTTCATATGCGCGACACGGCATCCAGGGACGTTGTTCATTGCCCAGTGAGTTGCGCGCAAGCTGCCGTCTCCTCCGGAAAACAGCGCATAAATTGCGACGGGGTTATGCGCGAGCGCCGCAGCGATCGTCTGTTCGGGCGTAGGGCGATCCACATCAAACATCTCATTTTGCGTCATATCTTCACCCCCCGAAACACCCGATCCAACACCAAATCCTCCGCCCCAGCCACAACCAGCAACGCCGTCATCAACCGCGGATCCTTCGTCTCACCGGCCACAGCCTTCAGGCAATCCCGCACCACGCGCGCATTCCTGACACGCTGCGATGCGAGATACGCCGATACGGCTTCGTCGGGGTATTTGGTGGTTATGGAGGTCATTTGCGCTTTCCTACCCGAAGTCTGGATTTCCTTTTCCTTACAGAATCAGAAGTCCTGCCTACAGCAAAAGCAATTGCCGCCAATGTTTCACCATTTTTATAAAGCTGTTTAAGAATAAGATCCTCTTGAGGTGTCCAGCATGTGTTGCTATTTTTGGATGGAATCGGCTTTGATCCTACAGGCACATCGCATTTGTATACGGAAAGCCCACCCAATATTGGTTCGCTAATCTTATGGAACGTCATTCCCCTTTCTCCCACGAACACATGAGCGCAGGCATCCTGCACCTTGGCTAGGGAAAGGATCATAGCGCTCCCCACTGTTCCGCCATAGCGTTGGCGATTCCCTGATATGTCCGACTGCGTTCCTTCCACCGGTTGGGCCCAGGCGGCATCTTGTGAATGCGATCGGATCGGCCTTCTACGATGTTGGTCGGCACCAGCTTCGGCAGGTTCTTGAGCCACAGGCATGTCGCCTTTGTCTCGCCATGCCCGAATTGCCATGGCTGGATAATTTGATCGGGCTTACGGATTTTGCTGCTAATGACGCTGATGGGATTTTCTATGGCTATGCGCTCTGCTGGCGCATCCATCAGCTTTTGGACAAAATCCAGCGCGCGCTGCTGCCGCCCATCTGCAATCTTTGCCAAAAAGTGACGTGCACCACTAACAGCGAGATCAGTGCAGGGTGGATGCGCGATAATCAAATCCCACAAGCCGCCACGCTCCCAAGGGGCAGTGTAAGCGTTGGCTATCGCATCACCCTGAAAGTGCCACTGCGGATCACCCTCAGTCGGCAGCAGATCGCAAGACCAGGCGTCATGCCCGCGCGCACGGAACGCATCCCGAACCGTGGCGGAATACTCGCAAGCTACGAGGACCCTCACGCCGCCACCCCATGCCGCGCTTCCCACGCAGCCATAGGAACGCCCATATACTGGCCGGAACGGATCTGTGCCTCCAGCAGGTTGCGGCATCCCTCCTGAGACTGCGCCCGACTGATCTCGACGTTGTAAGAATCGATGTTAGCCAGTCGCTCATTATGCGGAATCGAGCGACGGATGCCAGCAGCGTTGAGGTGCTTGATCCGGTGATGCAGGACGTGAACGTTGATATAATAGCCGTCCTCGCGCATTTCCTTGAGCGCCGCGAATGCGCTGTTTTCCATGGCGTATTCGTCGATGATGTCGATGTTGGGGAGCATTTTATAAGTCCTCGTCTGGCTTTTTCCCATAATGGAATCCGTCCTCGTCTTGCCAACCTTCGACAGTGTTTACGTATAGAAATACTATACCAGCGATGAGGGCGAGGACTGCGATTATGAATACAATCATGGCATTCTCTCCTGTTTTATGTTTTTACAAAAATATTTAAGACTTATCATGTCACCTGCTCCGCGCGCGCTTCATCTACGACCTCAAACAGCCGCTCAATGTCGCGTTCACGCTCATAAGACTGATAGTCCTCAACAGCTTCGATGATGGCGTCCTTGTCCGCCGCTTCCTTGATAGTTTCGAACAGGTCGTTGACGTTCCACAGCAAATGCCCGGCTGTGCTGGTCTTTTCTTTGGCCTTCTTCAGCAGAGCATTCTCAAGCTGGTAATCGCTGATCTCCAGCGCGCGATTATAGGCCTCAACGACATACGGCACAGTCTTGTCGGCCACAGCGGCCTTAGCCTCAGCCGCGGTCAGCGCATCAACCTCATTATCAAACAAATCAGCCTCGGCATAAACCGAACCGCTGCCGACCCCAGTCTCAAGGCACATGTAACGGGCGCCGCTATCATAGTGGCCATACTGAGAGTTGTACTGGACGCTGCCGATCGTCAGTATGCGCACGTGAGGCACATGAGCCGTATAGCGCAAACTCAGGTCATTATGGTGCGCGTATGATGCGGCGCACCGCGGACAGCCAAACGTGTATTCGTTGCCAGCGGGTGAGACTGCCGACCACTTCTTGGTGTCGTTGCAATCAGGGCACGGGCGCTGCTTGGTCTGAGTGGTCGTGCCAGCGTGGTAGACAACGTCGCCAATGCTGAACTTGGTTTCGATGATAGCCATTACATTTCTTCTCCATATAACTCAGGAACTTGCACCCCGTTGACCGCTGCCAGTGTGCGAACCGACGCAACATAGTAGCGAGGCACGCCCCGCCTCTTCCAGTTGCTGTACGCAGTGGTGCTGATGTTGAAGTGATCCATCACGCGCTTGCGACCGATGCGGTCCAGCGCGGCGGCGTGGGGGTTGGGTGCAGTGCTCATACCGCTTCATATCACGGCAAATTATATTCACAAGCGTGAATTTTGTGGATTGACGCAATTAGTTCAAGCGGCTTATAAGGTCCCCAACAAGGAAACCCAAAATGCCCCACCTCATGACCCGAAGCGACATTGACGAGCTGATCGCCGACCATGCCCGCAACATGGCAGCACTCCGTGCGACCGGTGCGTTCGCCAAGTATGGCAGCGCACTGCGCGGCACCGGCGATGTGCAGCATGGCGAGGCTGATGCGTTTCGTGCGGCGCCTTACGCCGGGTGGCCGCTGTAATGCAGTTGGAGATCCCCACCAACGCCGATATCATGCGCTCCGTCCATGATGCACAGGCGCGGCTCGGGCTGGAGCCTGAGTTTGCCACGATTGAGTCTTACTGGCGCGACCCAGCACCGTTCGAGGCAGAACGCACCAAGGGTCAGGCCGCTATCAACGCTTTGTTTGCCGATCATGAGGCCAACGTACTCCGCCACATGCAGGCTATCTGGGATAAGGAAGGCAATTGACATGGAACCCCGTATTTTCAAAACCACGAAGCGCGCCAGCTTCGGCGTAACTCGCTCTGGCTACGATGCCGATCAGCCCGCGAAGCTGTCGCAGTGGCAGAAAGAGACGATGGGCGAGCTGATCCCATTGGAGGGAAAGCCGGACTATATCGTGAGCCTGAAGGAGTTTCTGGCGGTTGCGGTACTGGTGGCGGCTGTCGTTGCTCTTGTGGTGTCGCTGTGATGACCGCCGTAAGCAACGAGGTGGTGGCGGTGATCCAAGCGGATCGGGACATGGTGCAAGCGTTCCATCGCCTACGACTGAACAAGCTGATGGAGGCGATCAAGGACGAGAAAGCGGGCGCACGCCTCGGTGAGGACGAAGGTGACGCCGGCGATCTCGTCCAAGCCTTCGCCCGCCACCGCATCGCCCACTCCGATCCCCGCCCGGTTGCGGGGCGCGAAGACATCGCTCGCCTGATCGACCCGGAAGCGTTTGAGCCAACGGACAACTTCGACCTTCGCATTAACCGCGACATGCGCCGCGCCGAAGCATTCTCTGCCGCGGACCGTATCCTCGCCACCCATAGCCCCGCACCGATGGCGGGGGAGGGGTTCCAGTGGCCGGATGAGGATGTGTGGATAGCCCAGACCGAACAAGAGCGCATGGAAACGGTCAAAGCCTATATGGCCCACAAGCGGACCGCCCATCCTTCGACGCAGGAGGGTACAGATCTTGGTTAATGATTGGGACAACTGCCTCCATGAGTGGGTGGACCATGCTCATGACCTCGATAGCCCCGGCACCACGTCAGTTCGGTGCCCCTTCTGCTCTTGCCCTGGCGAGAGAGACGATGAGACAGGAGACGTATTTTGGCCCGCAACATGACCTCTTCCCCCACTCCCGCTGTGCTGCCCGATGCGCGGGCGCGTCTGCAAGAGGCCGTAGATCGCCGGCTTGGCTTCCGTCGCGGCATCATCGGTACTGACCGGGTTGTCGTCACCCGTGATGATCTGGCAGCACTTCTAGCAGCGGCTCCACCCGCGCCGATTACCGAGGGCGTCACTTGCATTACGAAACCACTGACCGACGCTGAACGTCAGGCCGGCATTGACCAGTGGATCACGCCGCCCGCGAGCGATGCCGCGGTTCCGGCGGGGAAATACGAGGCGCGTTTCGTTGCTGGCGGTGCGCCGACTGATTGCGTCAATTACGGTGTCATATCTTTAGCAAAGGGCGTCGAGGTCTGCCGTGTGTGGCAGGTAGACGATGCGCGGTTGATCGCGAACCTGTTGAACACCGCCGCAGCCCCCAAGGTCGCGAGCGACACCGAACAGCGCAACTCGCATGACGACGCCAAGGTCTACGGGATCGGCATCGAAGTTGATGGCGTCGCGATCCATCCCGGTCGCGTGGTGATCCGCAAACGCAAGGTCGCGAGCGACACCGCCCTGCCGAACAGCTGGGTCAACACGCGCGAAGCCGAGCGCGAGCAAGCGATGCTCTTGGCCGAGGTGGAATTGCACCTCCAACAGAGCCGCGTGTTCATCACCAGCCGCGAGAAAATGCACCCGTGTGGCGTCGAGTTACACGACGAGTTGCAGGCCAAGGTGACAGCGGCTCTTGACGCCATCGGACGGGAGAAGTCGCATGGTTGAGCTTACCGCACGGATCGCGCTCGAAAGCATGATGCGCGCCACCGAAGACGACGCAACGCCGATCATCCGCCGCCTTGCACGCGTACAGGCCCGCGCGATCCTCGACGGTAAGGTCGCGAGCGACACCGGGGCGGGGTTGCTACGGGAAGCAATCGCAGCACTCCGCCCATTCGCGGGTCATGTTGGCAAGCGAGGCGAAACCCTTCGGCTCGAATGGGGGCGCGATCACTGGACAGGTACACTCACGCCGGAAAACTTTTACGCGGCGAGTGATATTGTCCGGCGATTTCATGCCCTAGCCGCCAATGCGAAAGACAAGGCAGAAGAGTGCCCAGACTGCAAAAGGCGGGTACTTACCGATAACCGCAGCGCTACGGGGTTTCTAGCAACGTGCGGACGCCGTTTGGCGTCGATTGACCAATGTCGCCCAGGAGGTTGCGCCACCCCCACCTATGCGACCGACGGGGAAGCCCGATACCTGATCCGCAAGGGAGGATATTACTATCGCCCGAACGCGCACGGTTACACCAGCCACAAAGCGGAGGCGGGCCGCTACACGCTAGCCGAAGCCGTCAGACACAGCCACCCGAACGGACCAGACGGCCCGCGCGATGGCATGGATTACGTGCTCGACACCGATGCGACGGACGGGGCGACGGGCGGCGAGGAGGTGCGCGAGCCGCAGCCGTACGTTTGCCTGAATCCAGACGCGGAAGACATTCGCCTTATGCTAGAAGGGGCTGTTGCTCGATGCCCGTGCTGCGAAGGAACGCCATCAACGTTTGCTCGGCTTTTCCCGCATTCTGGCATCTTCCAAGCGCATGTGAGCTGCACCCGTTGCCATATGCAGGTTCTGTATAACGCGCGTGATCTTAATGAGGCGAGGGCCGGGGCATTGGCTGCATGGTCAACGCGCCCCACGCTCACCACCACCCCCGGCGGGGACTTGCTGGAACAGGCGGGCGATGATGCTCTTTGACGAAGCCTTCCAAGCCTTATTCTGGTCCTTGGTCGATAAAACTGGCGGCAGATGCTGGGTATGGCAGGGATCGGTGAGCCAGGGCTACGGTCAAATCCACTACCAAGGCCGCAGTTGGCGAGCGCATCGCATATCCGTCTTGTTAGATGACAGGGAATTGCCGGTCGGGCGTGTCGTGGACCACACGTGCCATAACAGGTCATGTGTGAATCCTCAGCACCTAAGAGTGGTAACGCCAAAAGTTAATACGCTTGAAAACAGCAACGCCGTTACCGCAATCAACAAGGCCAAGACGTACTGCAAGAGAGGCCATCTGCTGGATGGCGCCAACCTTACTCGCAGCGCGACTAAGCGCGGCTGGCGTGAGTGTTGGACATGCTATTCGGACAACAGGAAAAAGCGCAGGAGGATTGCAAGATGAGCCTGACCCCACCCACCCCCAACAAGGATGAGGCGCGATGATGGAATGGCAGGACATATCGACCGCACCGGCTGCGACCGGGCTAGGCGACAAGCGTATCATCGTCGTTGGCGGCTACATAGCTGAGCCCGAAATTGCGCTTCCTGATGGCGACTGGTGGAGGATGCGCAAAGCTGAAGGCGGGATCACGCCGACTCATTGGATGTCGTTACCCCCACTCCCCGCAAAGGACACTGACGATGGCGAGTGAGGCTGAACTGCTGGCGCCCGTAGAGCAATGGCGCGACATAGACACCGCGGATGGTAGCGATTGCATCGTCGGTGATGGCATTGGTTGGGCGGCGGTCGCGTATCGTCGTGGCGGAGAATGGTATCTTGGCCATTCAACCGACGAGCAACTGACCGACTTGGAGTTCATGCCGACCCATTGGCTGCCAAGCGATATCCCGACCAATCCGTTCCGTGCGTCGTTCCCTGATGGCAGGCCGACCATGTGGGAGCGTGCTACTGCCGCCCGAGCCGCCACCATGGGAGGCAGCGATGATTGAGGTGAGGCAGGAGGACCGCGTCGCTCAGCAAACCTTTTATGCGCTGAGCGAGGCTGGAATGGGTTCGAAGGACCTTATGCTGCTTGAAAGAGCCTTCGCCACCCACCGCCAGCAAGCCGAGGATGCGATGCGGGAGCGGTGTGCTAAGGTGTGTCACGTACAGGCGGACCTATATCGCAGCAAGATGGAGCGTGATGCTGGAAAACAAAGCGAATTGGATTTTGAGATATATGAACAGCGCCAGCACAGCATCGAAGCGCTTGAATACGTAGAAACCGCCATCCGCGGCATCGACGCCGGTGGGGAGGGGGAGAGATGACAAAGCAAGAGGCCGACACCGTAAGCGCTATGATGGCCGCGATGTCGAGCGCAGTAGAGGCAGCATGGAAGCATCGCGACAAGACTGCGCGCGATCATGTTTCCGCGGCGCTCGCTTTAGTTGCAACCTTACGTGTGACAAAGGAGGGCGCAGTATGACCCCGACTGACCAAGAGGTAGAGGCTGTGGTCATAGCGCGCAAAGCATTGGAGCAGATCGCAACTATACCGCGGTCGGCTTACCATGCTGCGCGCATTGCCCGCGCCGCCATCGCAGCGCTCGATCAGGTGAGGGGGAAGTGATGATTGAGGTGGAGATAGTCCCCAAGGTCGCGCAGGCGGGGACGAAGATGTTCCGAAAGTCAGATGCCATGAGTGTCGTTCGCAAACTGATTCAGCGTGGACACGAAGCTGCTCATGAAGCTGGCGAACGGCTCGATCCGGAATTTTTTAGGATACGGCAGAAGCAGGTAGCGGTGCTTTATGAAGCACTCGCCATGATGGCTGATCTGCCCGTGTTTTACAACGCGGTTGCCACTCAGGTCGAGGTGAAAGAATGAGAGCTATCATAAGTGGCGTTCTCACCAGCCAAATGTTTGCCGCAGTTAGATTGGCAAACGCTAAGCCGCCCCGTCCGCTGGATACTCAAACGACGGCACCACCCCCTCAATCCAATCTAGGTACGAATAAGCCACCACCTGCCGCGTAAACGACGGCCCCAGGCGCATACCCTTCTCACCGTCGCCCATGTCCACCCGCACGGACCATTCGGTGCCGTCGCCGCGGTCCATAGACACGTACGCGCGTCCGCCTGCCGGGATTTCCGGCGGTAGCTTGCCCAGCAGGCGGTCCAGCTTGCTCACTTGAGGCCTAGGACCTTGAGCAGCAGAGAACCGATCGTTTCGGCCTTCTTGCTGACAGTCGAGTTGAACACGTCCTGCACAAATGCGCGACCGATGTCCTCGACTTCCTTCAGGCCCTTGGTGATACCACCAGCCTTCAGCGCATCGACCAGTAGGGGCAGCGTGTTGACGACCACTGCTTCAAACTTCTCAGGACCGCTAAGCGTGCTGCTGGTAAGCGCCTTGATATCCGCAGCCACCGCGGCGCCGACTTCGGTGTTTTTGAGGGCTGCAATGGCCTTCTGCGCGTCGGTAAGCTCAATGACGGCGGTGATGTTCTTTTTGCTGAATAGCTTGCTGAAAAAGCTCATAGTTCTACGTCCTTCGTTGAGATTGGATCTGCCGGCGTGCCGGCCGGTTCGGTTCCGCTGTTCTTGGGCTTGAACGTGCCCAGCACGCCGACAAGACCGGTGGTCAGCCCGCCAAAGCCCAGCGCCTCGGCATACTTGCCATTGTAGGCCAGCAGGGCGGCGATCGTCGCTAGATAGCAGATGGCGAATACCAACGCGCTGAAAGCGATGAGGGCGTGGCGTTCGGTCATGACCGATACACAGCCGCTTCAGCCGCGCGACGGCGCGTCAGGCCCGCCAGCACCTTGCCACTGGCCTTGTTCCAACGGGCAAACTCAGCGGCAGCACCGGCGTAGTCCCCAGCCTTGTGCTTCTTGATGAGCGTGGACGATGCGAGCGCACCTGTCCCAATATTG